GAAGACGGGAACGACATCAAGGCGTTCCGTATCGATTTCGCGTCAGGCAACAAGATTCTGGCGCTGTCCAGCCGGCCGCGGTCGATCCGCGGCAAGCAGGGCCGGGTGACGATCGACGAGGCGGCGTTCCATGATGATTTGCCGGGGCTGATGAAGGCGGCGCTGGCGATGCTGATCTGGGGCGGAAAGGTGCGCTTGCTCAGCTCGCACAACGGCACGACAAACCCGTTCAACGAGCTGGTGGAGCAGGTGCGCGCGGGTCGGCTGGGCTACTCGCTGCACCGCACGACATTTCAGGATGCGGTGGCGCAGGGGCTGTATGAGCGGGTGGCTTTGATCCAGGGCGATCGACTGGTCGACAAGACCGAAGAGGCGTGGGTCGGAAAAATCTATGCGATGTACGGCGACACGGCGGCGGAGGAGCTGGACGTGATCCCGAGCGAGGGCGGCGGCGTGTACCTGGCGATGGCGCTGATCGAATCGCGCATGCAGGCGGAAACGCCGGTGGTTCGCATGCGCTGGGATGCAGCTTTCCAGCTGCTGCCGGAGCCGGTCCGCCGGCTGGAGGTGGCGGCGTGGTGCCGCGAGGAGCTGCTGCCGATTCTGGAGGGTCTGGACAAGGAACGGGCGCACGGCTACGGGCTGGACTTTGCCCGCGTGGGCGACCTGACGGTGATGCCGATCATTGAGGAAGGGCAAGACCTGGTGCAACGCTGCCGGCTATCCGTCGAGCTGGGCAATTGCCCGTTCAAGCAGCAGGAGCAGGTGCTGGAGTTCGTGGTGGATCGGCTGCCGCGGTTTCGCCGCGGCTCGCATGATGCGGGCGGCAACGGCGCGGCATTGGCTGAATTTGCGGCGGACAAGTACGGGGGCCATCGGATCGACCAGATCAAGCTTTCCGAGGCGTTCTACCTGACGGAAATGCCGCGTTTCAAGGCGGCGTTCGAGGATGGAACGATCGACGAGCTGCCGCGCGACGAGCAGTGCAGAGATGACCTGCGGGCGATCCGGCGCATCAACGGGGTTCCCAAGCTGCCGCACGTGGCGACGCAGCGTGCGGGTGGCGGTGGCGATGGCCAGGCAGCAAAGCAGCAGCGGCACGGCGACTTCGCGATTGGGCTGTTCCTGGCCAACTATGCGCTGCGCCAGGAGGGATTGCCGGGGAATTGCATGGGCTTTGAGTCGGTGGCGCGGCGATCGATTGGCAGTGCGGGGGGCCGGATGGCCGACAACGACTTCGAGGAGGCCGGGCGGCAAGCGTCACGGCGCATGCTATGAGCACGATTCTTGACCAGTATGGGAAGGCAATCGACCGCGGTTCGCTGCGCGAGCCGCAGACGGCGTCGATCCGTGCGCTGGAAAACCAGTACCTGACGCCGATGCTAGACGGGCTGTCTCCGGCGCGCTTGTCGTCGGCGCTGCGTGCGGCGGACAACGGCGATTTGATCAGCCAGCACCGGCTTTTCGCGGACATGGAGGAGCGCGACGCGCACCTCTATGCGGAGATGGGCAAGCGCAAGATGGGCTTGCTCAATCTGGATTGGGATATCGTTCCGCCACGCAATGCGACGGCGGCCGAAAAGGCGTCGGCGGAGTGGGCGAAAGAGGTGATCGGCGACGGGGTCGATGATTTCGAGGATCTGATTCTGGCCTGCATGGACGGCGTCGGGCACGGATTTTCGGGAATCGAGCTGGAGTGGCGCAAGGAAGGCAAGGAGCTGCTGCCGGAGTTCTTCCCGAGGCCGCAGGAGTGGTTCCAGCTGTCGCAGGATCGCAAGGCGCTGCGCCTGCGCGACGGCAGCGCGGACGGGGCAGAGCTGACGCCATTCGGCTGGATTTTTCACGAGCACGGCAAGGCCAAGACCGGCTATATCGCGCGGCTCGGTCTGTATCGGGTGCTGTCGTGGCCATTCTTGTACAAGGCCTACGGGATCGGCGATTTCGCTGAATTTCTCGAGACATTCGGCTTGCCCTTTGTGGTGGGCAAGTACGCGGCCGGGGCGACGGACGCGGAAAAGGCGAGCCTTATGCGCGCGGTCACGGCGCTCGGGCACGACGCGCGGGCGATCATGCCGGCGGACATGGTGCTGGAAATCACCAAGATTGCGGGCGGTAGCGGCAGTGGCGGCGGCTCGCATCTGGACATGGTGGCGTGGGCGGACAAGTCGCAGAGCAAGTGCATCCTGGGCGGCACGCTGACCAGCCAGGCGGACGGCAAGAGCAGCACCAACGCACTGGGGAATGTGCACCAGGAGGTGCGCCACGACATCATCGAGGCGGACGCTCGGCAGGTGGCTGGAACGCTGACGCGGCACCTGGTGTATCCGCTGATCGCGCTCAATCGGGGGGGCGTTGATAGCCTGCGCCGCTGCCCGCGGATGGAGTTCGACACCGGCGTTCCGGAAGATTTGGTGGCCTATGCGGACGCGCTGCAGAAGCTGNCGCCGCTGTTCAATATTCCGGCCTCCTGGGTGCGCGAGCGCCTGCATATCCCCGAGGCGGAGGAAGGCGAGGAGGTGCTCGGCGGGAAGTCTGCGGTGGCTGACAAGCTTCCAGCGGGCAATGGAGTCGGCGCCAATGGAGGGCAGGATATCCCGGTGCCGGAGGCAAAAGGCGCGGCGGCATTGGCAGCGCTGGCGGCCGGCGCGGTGGGGCCGCGCGCTGCAAGATCATTGCGCGGTGCGCAAGAGGCAATCGACACGGCGCTGATTGCAAATGTCGACTGGCCAATGCTCACGGCGCCTGTTTTCAAGCCGCTGCTCGATGCGCTGAGCGCGGGCATGGATCCGGAGGCCATCCTCAGCAGCATGGCTGACTGGTACCCGGCGATGAACGACGACCAGCTTGTCGAGCTGCTGGCGAGGGCTATTTTTGTGGCGGATGCGTGGGGCAGGCTGTCGGCAGACGAGCAGCAGCCGGCGATCGATACGGCGGCATAGATGAAACCGATTCTGGATAAGGTGGTTATTGGCAATGCCACGCTGTATCTCGGCGATGCGCTGATTGTGCTGCCGCAGCTGGACGTGGCCGCGGATGCGCTTATCGCTGATCCGCCGTATAGCAGCGGCGGGGCGGTGCGTGGCGATCGGATGCAATCGACGGTGTCGAAGTACGTGCAGCATGATGCCAAGGGCGCGGCGCATAACCAGGAATTCAGCGGCGACAATCGCGACGCGAGAAGCTTCAAATACTGGCTGTCGCTGGTGTTTCTTCTGGCTCGTGAGCAGCTGCGGCCGGGCGCCTACGCGCTGTGCTTTTCGGATTGGCGGCAGCTGCCTCTGGCGACCGATGCGTTCCAGGCGGGCGGCCTCCTCTGGCGGGGAGTGATCCCCTGGGACAAGACAGAGTCGAGCCGCGGGCCACATACGGGCTATTTTCGGCACCAGTGCGAGTACGTCGTCTGGGGCAGCAATGGACCGCTGGCGAAGAGCACGTACGGCGGGCCGTGGGCAGGCTGCTATCGAGAGCGCGTCAATCCGGCGAAAAAGCTGCACATGACCGGCAAGCCGGTGGAGCTGATGACCAAGCTGATGCAGTGCGTGCCGCTGGGCGGGCTGATCATCGACCCGTGCATGGGATCGGCGAGCACGGGGGTCGCGGCGCTGGAGGGCGGCTATTCGTTTATCGGCATCGAGAACACCAGGCGGCATTTCGACGTGGCCTGCGAGCGGCTGGAGAAGATCCAGCGCGGGCTTGAGGCAGCCTGATTCGCGATGCCAATCGAGCTGTCCGCCCTCTTCGATCTGCCGCCTGCCGATGCGGTCGCGGCCTTCGAGGCCAAGGGCTACGCAATTTCCTGGAACTGGCACGAGACCTGGAAAGAGGCGCACGCGAAGGCGTTCACGGTGGCGAAGCTGGCGCGCATGGACGTGTTGCAGGATATCCGCGAGGGCGTCGAACAGGCGCTCAAGCGTGGCGAGACGCAGCGCTGGTTTGACCGCGACATGACCGCCCTGCTGCAGCGCAAAGGCTGGTGGGGCCGCAAGATTGTGGTGGGCTCTGACGGCCAGGCAGAGGTGGTGCAGGAGGGTAGCCCGCGCCGGCTGCAGACCATCTTCCGCACCAACGTGCAAACGGCGTACGCGGCAGGGCGCTGGAAGCGCTTTTCTGACAATGCCGACGCACGCCCCTATCTGCAGTATGTGGCGGTGATGGATGGCCGCACCCGCCCGGCGCACGGGCGGCTGAATGGCAAGGTTTTCCCGATCGATAGCCCGATCTGGAAGGTGATCGGCCCGCCAAACGGGTTCAACTGCCGGTGCGCGGTGCGCGCGCTGTCGGCGGCCGATCTTGAGCGCCGCGGCCTGCGGGTCGAGCCGGATGCCCGCGTGGTCGAGCGCGCGGTGCCGGTGGGCGGCCTGGTCGATCAACGAAGCGGAGAAATCAACCCGGAAAAGCTGATCCAGCGCGGCGTCTCGGTGCCCGACCCTGCCTATCCTGGCAAGCGGATGACGCTGTGGTCCGATGTGGGATGGGATTACAACCCGGGCGCGGCTGGGGCTGCTCAGATCGGCGGCCTGGTTGAAACGAAGCTCACAAAGCTCCCCCAAAAACTGGCCGCGGCGGTCCGCAAAGAGCCGATAAAAGCGGCGCCGGCAGTGGCTGAAGCGGGACCGCGGTACTGGGACAGCACCACCGATGCCGGCCGCTGGCACGAGGCCTCGTTCGCCAATGCGCCGACCTGGTTGAAGCAAAAGATCGCGGCGATTGGCGACCCGAAGGCGGTGTTGCAGACGCCAGGAAAGGGCGCGAAATGCGCTTACCAGCAGTATATCGAGATGGGATCGCGCAGCCGCAATACCCAGCGGTCGCAGGCGACCTGGCGGCATGAGTACGGGCATCACCTGGACGGCAACATTGACGGCCAGCGGATGTATGCGAGCGCGAACGATCGATTCTCCGCGGCGCTGGCGGCAGATTCGGCGAACCTTGTTCGGAACTCTGGGCAGGGTCGGGAAGGCCTGGCGACGGGTATTCGGCGGGCGATGATGGAGCAGGCCTATCGCGAGGCCGCTGGCGCTGTCGCGAACAGAGAGGACTGGCACGCGTGGCTCGCTGAGCGCTTCCAAAAGCAGGGGGTGGACTACGCTAGCGCGGTTCAAGCCTTGCGCAAGCACACGGTGTTTGCCAATGCGCTCGAAGGCGATGCGCTGGCGCAACGGATGGCCAGGATTTCAACGGCGTTCGATATCGGTGATGCTCAAGGGCTGATGGACGCGCTGCTTGGCAAGGGTGATTTTCGCGAGGTTAGCGCCTGCGGTGCGATGGGCGTCTGCAGCTCGCTGTCTGATCTGATCGGGAGCGTGACCCGTAACCAGGTCGCCGGCAGGCAGCTGTCTAGCTGGGGGCATAGTTCGGCGTACTATGCCAAGCACCCGTCTCTGCCAGGGGTCGAGGCATGGGCTAATTTGACTTGCCTTCACGGCGAAGGCGGTCTATTTTGGCAACAGGTGGTGGAACACTTTTTGCCCGAGACGAACCGGGCATTTCTGGGGGCGATGGGCTATGAATGACGCGATACGCGACCTGGTCGATCCGCGCAGCGATCGGCTTGAGGAGTACGTAAAGCGCTTCGGCGAATCTCCGCCGCTGCTGTACATGGAGCACCTGAGCGACGTGGAGTTCTCGACGCGTGTGGCTGATGCGATCGACTCCGGCGTGGAGATCACCGACGCGGAGTTCGACGGCGACGCCAGCGAACACACGACGGTCTACTGATAGGGAGCTGACCGGGGATGATCACGATCAGGATCACCGGCGACGACGGAAAGAAGGCGCTAGCCGGCATTTCCTCCAGGATGAGCCACCCGGCGCCGGTGATGCGGGTAATCGCCGGGCTGCTGGAAGATCGCGTCGCCGAGAACTTCGCCACAGAATCCGGCCCGCTCGGTCGGTGGCCTGCGATAAAGCCGCCAAAGAACAAGGCCCGGACGAACCCGAAGATCCTGCAGGATACGGCGCGCCTGAAGTCGAGCATCACTAGCCGCCATGGCGACAACACGGCGGAAATCGGAACCAACGTCGTCTATGCCGCGATTCATCAATTCGGCGGCGAGATCAACATCCCGGCGAGAAGCCAGCAATCGTATTTCAAGCAGGATCGCCGCGGCTCTGTCGGCCGCCTGTTCGTCCGCAAGAGCGCTTCAAACTTCGCCCAGTGGCACACCCGGGGCACGCAAATAATCGAGATGCCGGCACGCCCCTTTCTGCCCTTCGCCAACGGCCAACTGCAAGACGGACTGGAGCGCGATATCCTTTCCGACCTGGCCAGCTTTATCCTCAACAAGCCGCCCAAATAGCCCCGAAAGCGGGCGGCCGACTTATTCCTCCACTCGCAAGCCAGTTACAATCCCCGTCCCAGCAAGCCCCCCGCCATCCCGCCACTTCCCCCATTTATCGCGCAATTCCCCTTCCATTTATCTCACACGCCATCACNCC